GTTCTCCGTAACCGGGTCTTTGGGCTTTTGTTCCTCGCTCTTCGGAATCAGTTTGTCGATGTTTTTGACCCCAAGTACCTCGCACATCTGGCGGTTAAGTTCTTTTTGGTCATATACCTGCGGCGCATTCGCCGCCATCTGCATAACTGCTTGCATTTGAACGACTTTTTGCGACATAGTCGCCGCATTAGGGTCAGATACCGGGATAACTTCTACGTTGTCGTAGTCGTCTTTGCGGGCCTTGCGGTCGCCTTCTTCCGGGTCAAAGTCGTACTCTTCCGGGGCATAATCACGAATAATCGCGGCCAACAGCTTAAATTCTTGCTTCATCGCGTAGTGGATACGCGCCTGCACTGCCGACATAATCTTCAGCGTGCGTTCAAGAATAGCCAGAGTCGTACCCACCGGGGCTTGCGCCGACATATCCGAGACCTTCATATCAGCCGCACTAGCAAAGCGACGGCCTTCTTCGATAATCTGGTTCATCAACGCCATAAGAACTTGGCTGGGTTCTTTGTACGGCAGGGGCATGATGTTGTCCCGGATGGTGCCGCTAGGCACATCCACATCTCTAAACTCGGCCGGAGCAATCGGGGTGTCGTCGCCTTTAATACGCAAGCCACGGGCCTTGAAGCCGCCGGGGAGGTTAGACAGAGTGCCTGCATCCACCAACTGACGAATCAGCATGGTGCCCGACTTGGCGTAAGCGCCAATAAGGTGGATTAGGCCGAGGTTGTAGAAGCCAAAGCCGGGGATATAGCCGTAGTGCACAAAGTGCTGACGCTTCTGTTTGGTCTCGTCTTCCGGGTCCCAGTTGCGGCGAATAGCCAGAATAGTCTGGGTGCCTTTCTCAATCGTTACCACATACGGCAGAGCCACGCCGGTCTCTTCACCAGACTCATCCGTATCTTCGTCGCCCGCAAGAATCAAATCTACGTGCATCTCAAGCAGCTTGAACCGCTCATCGGACGTAGCGCGAAAGCCCATCTTCTCGGCAATCTTTTTCTCTACTTCGTCCAACACAGCCACCGGCTCGCCAAGGTCTACATCTCGATAGAACCCAGCCACCTGAAGCTTACGAATCTCATTAGATGTTTTGCGCATAACATGAGTGACGCGCTCTGCTGTTCGTAGGTCTGATGCCCCGTACGGCACCAACATATCTTCTGCTGGTACGTAGACAGCCGCTTGACGGCCAAGGTACGGGTCATAATAAATTTTCTTGAAGGCGTTGCCAGCAAGGCCCAGACCCCACAAAAGACGCTCATGCTCAGGGCGATACTCCGGCATATTCTCGGTGAGCTGGTAGTTCATGTCCTCACGCACGCGGTCTGCGGCGTCGGCTTTCTCCGGGGTTTCCTTGCCGAGAATCTTGGTCTTGACCGGACCTGCAGCGGGGAAGGTCTCCATAATCGTTTCCGACTGGAACTTAACTAGGGCTTCTGCCAGCAGGGGGTGATACACAGAGCATGCACCGGGCCACGGTTCAGTACGGTCTTCCAAGCGGATACCCAGCAACTCAAGGCCATCGACGTAAGTCTCAAGCCAATCCCGACGCGACGCGACATCTGTATCAAAATCTGCCAGAAGTTCCCCAGCAAGATGCGTCAGTTGGCCCTCGTCCATCTCATCGGCGAGGTTTGCGTTAAATTCATCGTCTTCTTCTGCGCCCGGGGTGATAGTAACTTCCATGCTGCCGTCGCTAAGCGTCACACTTTCCGGGTCTTCGATTTGGATTTCGAGGTCGGGTTGTAGTGTTTCGTCACCAGTCAGCCCCTGCGGAGCCGGATTAATTGCTTTATCAATTGCCATGTCGCGCCCTTAAATTGCGTAAAACCGCTTCTCGCGGCTACTTTTAAATCCCGGAATCTCGTCTTTATAATCAGAATCTAGACGGATAAACCCACCCCTACGGAAGCGCAGCAGCGCTTGGGTCATGCTGTCCACCATGTCGTCGTGTTCGCCTGATGGAAACGAAGCAACTTCTTCTACCAATTCTTCTGCCCAATTAGTATTAGGCACCCACACCTTGCTAGAAGCAAAAATATCTGCTACGGCGTTAAGTCTGGCGATTTTATCGTTACCTCTTGACGGGGTAAACTCCTGTACCGGTATGCCCCGAGCGCGTAATTCAAACACCAACGGTGCGCCGGCCGCTTTTGCTTCGATAATCAGGCTATCTGGTTCCCATTCGGTGTAGCACTCGTACGCCGTTTCTTTTAGTTCTGGGAACTCCATACGCTTTTTGAACGCGTCTAGCAAGATAATGTTGGCATCGTTCTCATCTTCGTTGTTATAGAAGACACCCCACGTCGTACAGGCGGAATAGTCGGCCCGTTCGTGCTTTAAGAACGCGGTATCCCAAGATTGGATAATAAATTCACAGCGCGGCGGGCGTTCGTCTTCCCAAATCTGCCACCATTCGCGTTTAATAATTGCACTTACGTCGCTGGTAGGGTCTTGTTGGTACTGCGCCATCCATTTTGCGTGCGGAAGTTCGGCTTTTAGCGCTTCAAGTTCCTTCAAAGACCAAAACTGAGGCCATAGGGGGCGCCCAGACGGCAGCAAAGCCGGAAACTCGATAACTTCCCATTCTTCTCCACTGCGTTGAGCAGCGGCCTTCAAAACTTGCCCTGTGAGGTCTTTCTTCGACCATCGTGTCATCACAACTACAATAGAACCACCCGGCTGCAGACGCTGACGAGGGCCAGATGTGTACCACTCGTAGGTTTTGTCGTAGATTTCGGGGTTGGTTTCGGACAGTGCTGCTTCTTGTTCGCTGTGCGGGTCATCAATAATCAGTAGGTCAGCACCTTTACCAGTAACTGCACCGCCCACACCAATAGCAAAGTACTCTCCACCTCGGTTAGTAGCCCAGCGACCAGCGGCCTTAGAGTCAGCTTGTAGAGAAACATCAGAAAAGATTGTTTTATAGACATCGCTATCCACCAAGTTACGGACTTTCCGGCCAAAGCCAACCGCCAGCTCAGCAGTGTGGGATGTCTGAATGACTTTCTTACCGGGAAAATTACCCAGAAACCACGATGGCAGCAGATAAGACGCAAATTCTGACTTAGTATGCCGTGGCGGCATGTTGATGATAAGGCGTTTAACCTCGCCTCGGGCCACCCGCTCGAACGCAGCGGCCATTTTCTTGTGGTGTGCGCCGTCAATGAAGCTAGGCCATACGGTATGCACGTACTCCATGAACTCTACTTGGGCTTTTTCGGTCTTTTTCTTGCCTTCGTACTCTTCAAGCAGCGCCAAAATGTTTTGTCGTTCGTGCTCTGGCATTAGCGGCAGTGCTAATTTGAGCTTTTTGGCGAGTTCAGGCGTCATTCTTCAGCCCTAATTCTGCATCCAAATCCAGCGCCAGCAAATCAAGCGGCTTTTGTACTACTTCCGCCTCAATATAGTTGTCCAACCTCTTCAAAATCTCTGCTTCGATGTCCGTGGATTTCCTATGAACCACATCAATCTGCATTTTTTCAGCAAACAAACCGACTTCAGAAATCTTACCCAGCAGTTCTAGGGCGCGTAGGCGGTCGCTGGGCTTCTCGTTTTCAGTTTCTTCAATTAGCCGGTTGGTTACAAACGTGCGCAAACGTTGAGCAGCATTAAGTAGCTCGTGGTCGTAGGCAGAAAGAAGTGCTTCTAGTTTGAGCACAGCCCCCGGCGTAACCTTTTTGGTCAGGGGCGTCTGTTCGGTAAAAAGATAAACAGCGTTTTCTTCGTCTTCGGGCGTGATTTCTACTTCTGCGCCGTTCTTAATTAGTTCTTGCACGGTCTCGCAGAACGCGCGTGCCTTTTCTCGGAAGTCTTCGATTTCTTCCGGTGTAGTGTTGATAGGCAAGGGTATGCCTAATTCTGGCGTAACTACTAGTGGCATTTTTTAAATGCGTGGTTCCATCCACGGGGGGTGTTTCTAGCCGCGACTAAAACACATATTAGGAAATAAATCAAGGGGGTGGGGGGTCTTTTTTATTTATGCGTTCGTTGTAGTGGTGGATACGGTGGCAGTTAGCGCAGAGCACGATGCACTTGTTTGCTTCTTCGTAGGCACGTTTGAACTGACCGTTGGAGCTGAATTTTTGCACCGTGCCTTCTTTTTGTTTTGGGTCAGGATGGTGGAAATCTAATGTCGCGGGGTGATTCTGACCGCATTGAGCACAGGCTAGAGTGGCTTTGTATTGGTTCCATTCTTCGCGCTTGATGGCTCTGTTGCGGGCTGTTGCTTCTTTATGTTTGTCTTTGTTCTTCTCGTACCACTGCTTACCGTAATTTTCGTATGTGGGGGTGGGCATATGTGGGAGGTAATGGATGTTAGGTGGGGGGTGTTTCTATGTTCGGGGTAGCTTGTTTCTAGCTTGTTCTGTTTTGGTGGCCCACCGACAGTTGTCCGGAGTATACCCCTTAGTCCCATCTATTCTGTCTATAGAGCAGCCGGTAGGTTTTGGTCCCATATCTTCAAAAAAACAAAGCCAGCCTGTTTTGCCGTTTTCCCCAAAGCGCCATCTGTCGCACACAGCTATACCTTTTGCCCCGTATCTTATATACGAAGGGTACTTTGGGTTGTGGCATCGTCCTAACATGGCCGTCCAAGAGCGCTTTGTGTATAAACGTCTCTCTTCATCAGCTTTTTTCATTGCGGCTTCCTTTACTTTTTTGCCATAACATCCGCAAGATTTAGTGTTGCCCGTCTTTAGTTTGTCTCCTAAGACCACAGTTGTGTTTCCGCAATCGCACTTGCACAGCCATCGTTTGTTGTAGTTAGCGTCTTTGCTGTGCAATTTTACGACAGTTAGAAATCCGTACCGGTTATTTTCCATTGGTTGCTCCTGTATCCCCCGCTAATTATGGGGTACTGGTGGGGATTAGTCAACATATAAAACTACAAAATTTTTGCCTATGGCTGTGCACATTACAGTGCATAGCAGAACGGGCGGAGTCCCAAAGCCAATCTGGGGGGATGGGGGGTAGTACGGGTCGGCGGTATCTGCTAATAGCGCATTAGCACTTGACATTCGGCGCGAATACTGTAGAATGTAACACATGGACGAACGACGTCCTGCTGACTAGGCGGCTTTCCTAGGTTTGATTGGGAGACTTACCATGGCAAATAGCCAAACCAACGTTGTGACCGTAGACCCGACCGAACTCATCATTGAGCCGAGCGCCCAAAGCATCGCCGAGTTTGAATTCTGTAAGAGCCTTACCGAAGCAGTGCGCAAAGCCGAGGCCGGCACTAAAGCAATCGCAGACCGTGGTGTCGATGCGCGGAATTATTATGGCACTGTTGAGGCGTTCGAGGCGGACCGCAAGACTGTCAAAGCCGCTGTTATCAAAGGCCTGTCGCAGCAGTATCGTGACGCCATCAAAATCGCCGAGACTCTGACCGACTTGCGTTCTGCTGCTGGTAAGAAATTATCGGATGCAGACAAGGATGCAATTAAAGAAAAGAAAAAGGCGGCACGTAACGCCGACGCCTACGCCGAAGTCTACGTGTCCAAAATCCGCGACGCCGCATGGCCAAGCGCGAATGACGCAGCAGGCGCAGACGAAGACGGCGAGGGCGAAGCAACACCAAAGGCCTCCGACTCTGACAGGGCACGCGCCAAAATGGCGGCATTCGTCGAATGGTTGCAAAAGCGTAGCGACTTTGACTTCGATGTTGGAAACACCGTCGCCGCCCTGCTAGTCGCGCAGCGTAAGATGCAGCCCTCGATTGACTAAACCGCAATTAGCAAGTCGCCCCGCTTCGGCGGGGCTTTTTTACGTCCGCGCTTTGCGCGTCCAAAAACTAACATCAGAATGGCACAGCAGCAGGCGGCCGACTCGACTATGTTTTGCTGCATCGCAACAAAAAGGGCAATGTTACATGATTTTGCGACATTTAGGAATGGCTAGTGGCCGTGGTTTCAGACCCATTAATGATACTTTGACGCGCATCGTGTTGCATGCTTGTAACATGATTTGTAACATGAACTTTGCAGCATCCATGCGGGTTTAGAAGGCCTTAATGATATTCTGTTACAAAATTAAGAAAAAATGAACCACCACCAAAAAATTTTTTCTCGCTGCGCGAGTGTCAATTGACAATGTAAAGTGTAAAGTGATTTCGAAAAATTTAATTTTCCTGCCGAGTATAGGAAAAAAGTGTAACATTGCAACAGAGTATCACTAAGGCCTCGACAGACAATGGATTGCCTAGATTCTTCATGTCGCAAAAAATGTTACAAAGTATCACTAATCCGCGACATTGTAACATGACAGCCCAAATTTTGAGCAATTTCCCTCATTCCTGCCCTTGTCAAGTGTAAAGCAAACAAAATTTCATCGCGTTTTTTATTTGACGCCACGCGTGTAAAGCAAAATCTTCGACGTAGCAACACACCAAAACAAATTATTTCTTTCTAAAACACTTGACATTGTCAAGTTTGTGTGGTATGATGGTTCTGTCAAGTGGGAGTTCGCTTGGCACGTTTGCTGTACTTACTAAATCGTTTAGCAAATTGGAGGTTATATGCGAATGCTTCATTGTGTAGATTGCGGCGACTTCATCGAGGACGCTCGCTCGATGCTTGGGTACAAACATTGTCTTGAGTGCGGCGAGTTCTATGCTGCGCTGGAACGTGGTTCGTGGTGTGTGGTGCAAGAGTACGGCAAGGGCGGCTATCAATACGTGCCCCAAAGCGCTGCGTTCACCACGCTGCGCGAGACTAACCAAAAGAATCCGAGGTAGACCATGCGACGCGAATACTTTGTGCGAACCAAAGACTTACTAAACGTTTTAGATATTGTCGGGCCGTTCAGCAGGTGTCGAAAGATTGCACGTGATTTGTACGTGCTGATGTTAGAAGAAACTGTTGCGAGTAGAGCAGGCAACCTGATATGGGAGAAAACGAAATGAATTGGAGCTACGGAGTAGCAGAGATTGTCTCGGAAGATGGAACTGTGGATTGCTACAGGATTGTCGAGATTGGGTACGACAGAGACTGGAAACCCATCAGATGGACGTTCGACGTGAGTCTTTTTGGTTCTACCGTTGAGAGTGTGGCCGAGTGGTTGGAGCAAGCCGCTGAAGATGTGCGTGACAATGACGGCAAGCCCCACGTGCGTATCAAGTTCAATGAAGAAATTGCACGGGAAGAGCACCCGCATGGGTTGGACTACATGGAGGGTGAGTTCCTTATTGATAAAGCCACCGGACACATCGAGGGAGAAGAAGAATGAACTGCCGTCCGGAGATAACCACAACCGGCTCAGCAATGTTTGAGGCGCTGCGTATGCACAAGGAAACGGGAAACACATACATCGTTGCCGAAAGAAAAGGCAAGCACAACATCTACCTCGACTCTAAATTTAGTCGGGAACTCATCAAAAAGAACGTGGAGCAAATTATCTACATAACGCCAAGCCAACAAGGAGACAGCAATGGATGAGCTGCAAAGGATTAGCAAGATAGATTGTTTTTGTATTGGTGCGCTGGCTGGTGCTGCCGCCGCTGTGTTTGCGATTGTCCTAATGAACGAGGCGAACGTCGCATTTCAATTAAAGGCCTTGTCGTGCCACGAATCAGTGAGCACCGGAGTCAATTCATATATCTGCTACGTGGAGAACTGAGAAATGCGAGTAGACTATAGCCAGTTGAAGACCCACTACGATGCGGTTAAGCCGATACGCGGTGATGCGAAAAAAACTAAACCTTTTGCTAGGCGCAACCGCAAGCACGAACACATGGTGATGAAAGACAATGGGGATATCCAGATTATTTGTTACCACACCCCAGTAATTACCGTGCACCCCGACAGTTCGTTTTCATTGTGTCATGGTGGGTACATCACGCCCACTACCAGTACGTTTATGGACTACGTGTTTTATTGCATGAGGTGGCGCAACCATCGGCACACAGAGGGTATGTTTAAGCACAAAAATAATCTGTGGGTGCAGCAAACCAGTGCGGTTGGTGATAAAACGGTTTATCCAATTCCGAAAGACCCCGTGCGGTTCGTGGATAATAAATTGCTAGGTATATACGACCCCGAAAAAGTTTTGACCCATACCGAGCAACGGCTACGTGTAGATAAA